TTGATTATCTTAACTTTACTACACCAGTTGACAAGAGAGTACCTATTCAAATGTTAGTAGGTCAAGCAGTATTAGAATCTGGTTGGGGTAAATCTAGGTTTGCTAAAGAGGCAAACAATCTATTTGGTATCAGAGTATTTAAATCAACAGCAAGACATTTACTACCAGAGGGTATGACTAAATGGCCTGGTTGGGGTGTAAGAGTGTTTGATACTAAATGTGATTCAGTAAAAGAGTATATAAGATTACTCAATGAGCATCCTGCTTACGAAGACTTTAGAGTTTTAAGAGCCAAAATGTGGGCAAAAAACCAAAAGTTAGATTCTGTTAAACTCATCAAAACTTTAAAAGCATTTTCTACAACCGAAGACTATGCTAAAAGAGTTATCAATATGATGAACAAGATAGAAAAAGTACAATCAGAAAAGTAAGATAAATAATACTATGTTCGCAATACTATTAACATTTTTTAGTGCTATATCTATTTCTATAATAGCTGCCGGTTATTCTATTATGGGTTTAGCAACTATATTTGCAGGTGCATATGTTCCTATCATAGCAATGGGAAGTGCATTGGAAGTAGGTAAACTTGTAGCCGCCAGTTGGTTATATAATAATTGGCATAACAGTTTAGTACCTAGAACTATAAAAGCATATCTAACGAGTGCTGTTATAGTTTTAATCTTTATTACTTCTATGGGTATTTTTGGTTTCTTATCAAAAGCACACCTTGATAGTGTTCAACCTATGGGCAACTTCTCAATACAAACTAGTTTAATTGATAAACAGATACAACAAGAAGAACGTAATATAAAACGTGCTGAAGATACTTTATTACAATTAGATAAATCAATTGAAGTATATCTAAACAATGATTATGCTACAAGAGGTTTAAAAGAAAGACGTAAACAAGAAGACGAAAGAAACTTACTTAAAGAAGAGATTAAGTCAAGTACAAATAAGATTTCAGAATTGTATATAGAAAAAGGTACAATTGAATTAGACCAACAAAAGATAGAGGCAGAGGTTGGTCCGTTAAAGTATATTGCAGAATTAATATACGGCGAAAATGCAAAAGACCATTTTGATGAGGCAGTAAGATATGCCATTATGGTATTGATATTTGTATTTGACCCTTTAGCAGTATTATTATTAATAGCGGCTAACATATCATTAAGGACTTGGAAGAATGCCAGAGCAGAAAAACAAAAAATCAAAGACGAAGAAGAAAAAAGTACCAAGCGCCAAAAAGATTGGCAAAAGGAAGCTACTAATGCAAAAGCTAGAGCGAAAGACTACCGAGATAAGCAAAAAGTTTATAAAGATTTTTTTAACAAATTAGGTAAGAGAGATTTAAAGAATAGAGATTACGAAGAATTTTTTAGACAAATGGGTACTAAAGAACTTCAGGAACTTGGTCTGGATCCTGACGCAATACGAATCAAATTAGACCAAATTATGGAGTGGAATGAAACGTCTATTAATCCTACTGATATTAAGTAGTACACTAGGTGGTTGTATGAAAACAACCTGTATATCGCCTCACAATTGTGAGAAAACGGTAGATTGGAAAGACCCTAAATTCACACTCTTTAGAACCATTATAACAAATGGTGCTAATGCAGGTAAATAACGCTTGACAAATGATAGAAAAAGGTGTATAGTAAGTATATGATGAAAAATAATATCGAAAGATTGATTACTAATGCAGCTACGGCTTGCAAGAACTCAACAACAGATTGGTCTAAAGACTTTTGGTTCAATACATTTAAAACATTGTGCAATAAGTATGATAGACCAGACTTATATAATAAACACTTACACTAAAGGACTAATATGAATATTTTTTATGTAGATAAATCACCTGTGAAAGCAGCTGAAATGATGTGTGATAAACACGTACCAAAGATGATTGTAGAATCAGCACAAATGTTATCTACTGCTCATAGAATGTTAGACGGTACCAAGTACACAGGCAAAACTAAAACAGGTCGTAATATTAAAAGATGGTTACACCCTAACTCAAACCTAGAAAAAACTTTATACTTAGCGTGTCACACAGGACACCCTAGTACATTATGGGTTATGGAAAGTGCATACAATTATATGTGGTTGTATAGACATATGATGGCATTACATAAAGAATGGCAATTAAGATATGGTCATACTAAAAATCATTTGACTATTGAACTTCTAGGTGATTTGTTAGCAAATCCACCTAAAAATGCAAAGATAAATAAGATTGCAACAGAACCAACTCCTGCTATGCCTGACCATTGTAAGGTTGACGGTGACTCTGTAGCTAGTTATAGAAACTACTACATACTAGAAAAGAAAAGATTTGCAAAATGGGAGTTTACTAAAACACCAGAATGGTACATAGAGGGTAAAATAATAGATAATGAAGCTGAAGAACAATACATCTAAACCTAAAATCTACGAAAGAAATCCTATGACAGGAGTTATTCGTTGGAGATATGTTAACGAGTCACCAGATAAATTTGGATGGCCTAATTATGGAAGAATATTAAAGGAGAAAAAAAATGCGAAATGAAATGTTAGAAGCTCTTAAAGCACACGCTGAAGGACATATTAAGAAACACAAAGTAAACATTGAAGTGTTGTTAACCAAAGCAGTAGGTATTGGTGAACACGGTGATATATTAACTGAAATTGAAAAAGAATTAAAAATTGTTGCTGATTATGATGACCAGTTAGAAATGCTTAATAAGTATTTTACTTTTAAAGACCCATTAAAGAGTCAAGGATAATGCCAAGTTATACTTTTCAAGATACTAAAACCGGTAAAGTATTTGATGAGTTTTATTCAATAGCTGACAAAGAAGAATACTTGAAGAAAAACAAACATATTAAACAACTTATCACACAGATAAATATAGTAAGTGGTACAGGTGGTATTAAGAACGACTCTGGTTGGAAAGATAACTTGTCCAGAATTGCAGAGGCACACCCAACTAGTCCTTTTGCAGACAGATTTGGCAAGAAGTCAATCAAAGAAATTAAAACAAAACAGGTGATTGAAAAACACCGTAAACGTAAAGGAAAGTAATGACAAAAGATTTACCAGATTATATGCGTGGTTTTGATATTGATGATGATTGGGGTATGACACCAGTTTCTAATGCACCTGAAACTCAACCTGCTATTGATACAAAAGTAATTGAAAGCTCTAATATAGAGTTGGCAAAAGTAAAGACAGATGTTTCATCTATCAAATCAATGATGAATGAAATAATGCAGATAGTGGCAGAAAAAGATACTATCACTAAAGAAGTAAATGACGAACAAACTTTAGCTAGATTCAAAGATATAGAAAAGTTAATATTACCTTTTTTATACAATCTAATGAAGAGTGATGAACCTTATATACATTGGCCAAACAGAGCGCCAATCATTAAGGCTCAGATTGAAAAACTATTAAAAATTACAAGGGATTAAAATGAAATTATCAAACAATTTTTCTTTGAAAGAAATGACAGCTTCACAAACAGCTGTTCGTAAGGGTATTAGTAATAACCCTAGTGAAGACCATATGAATAACTTAAAAGAGTTATGTGAAAACGTATTACAAAAAGTAAGAGACCATTATGGTAAAGTGGTTACCATTTCAAGTGGGTATCGTAGTCCTGAATTATGCGAAGCAATTGGCTCAAGTAAAAATTCACAGCACGCTAAAGGCCAGGCGGCCGATTTCGAGGTGTTTGGATTGAGCAACGCTGAACTGGTAAAATGGATTTCAGAAAACTGTGATTTTGACCAGATGATTCTGGAATTTCACAATTTAGATGAACCTAATTCCGGATGGGTACATTGTTCGTATCGTAATGATGGCGAAAATCGTAAACAAATCTTACGTGCCTATAAGAATGAGAGCAACAAGACTTGTTATGAATCATACGTACCTAATTGAAAAGAGCAACGAGAAGAGTTAAGGAACTCTACCGACTTAATTAATGAACATATGATGGATTATAGGTCAAATTAGGCTTGCCATTGTGATATAAAGTGTATATAATGTATATATGATGAAAAAGATAAAGACAGAAAAAACACTAGAAATAGCTAAAAGCGTACTTGGACTTATTTGTCTAGGCGTTGGTTTAGCAATACTAGCTTTAATATTAAACTACCTACAAGGAACCATATAATGAAAAATTTTGTACAATTAGACGAGAGTAAATTCCCACAAACAAAGGGAATGAATCAAGGTGGTTTTAGATTTTATCAAGTTGACGGTAAAAACTATCCATCTGTAACCACAATTTTAGGCGTTCAAAAGAAACCAGGTTTAGAACAATGGCGTAAAAATGTTGGTGAAGCAGCTGCCAAATGGGAAATGGCTAGAGCGGCACGTAGAGGTAAAGCTGTACACACACTAGTAGAACAATATCTAAAAGGTGAAACACCGGCAATTCGTGATGTATTACCACTTGGTATGTTTAAGTTGATGAAACCATATCTTGACCAGATTGATAATATTCATTGTCTTGAAAAGATTATGTATTCACACAAACTGACCCTTGCTGGTCAAGTTGATTGTATTGCAGAATACAATGGTAAACTATCTGTGATTGACTTCAAAACTGCTAATAAAGAACGTATTGATTCTTGGAATCATAGTTATTATTTACAATGTACTGCCTATGCAATTATGTATGAAGAGCTATTCGGTACTCCCATAGAACAAATCGTTATTCTTCAATCAGGAGAAGATGGTTCTATGAAACCATTTGTAAAAGACAAAGCGACATATACGGCAGACCTAGAGAAAGCAATTAAGGACTTTTATAAATATTATGAAGAACTTAATAAAGACACTAAAACTACTGCCGATTTATAGATAGTACGACCTCTTGTTAAGTCTAGGGAGGCTTTAATGCAAAAATTAATACTAACTTTGTTATTCACCATAATAACATTTACAGCACAGGCTCAAATGGCACAAATGAACTTGCCCGCTCAATGTGGACCAAGTGAAGTTGTAAATGAATATGTAGAAAAATTTGAGTTTATTATTGAATCTATGTCTATGGCAAAAGAAGGAGCAAATCCAAATGCTCCTATAGCATACTATGTTTACACGTTTGTAAACAAAGAAAGAACACAAAAATTGATTGTACTTACTAGTCCATCTGGACAAGAAAGTTGTATAGTATCACACTCTTTCGATTTACAATTAGTACCTAGAGAGGGTGCATAAGAATTAGTCGTTGACGACAAATATGGTAAACAGACTGGACTCCGGGGCAGTTCCGGACAGCTCCACCATAAACACATTTAAGAGTGTGCTTATGATGGGGCTGATATAGGATTCGACAGATGTTGAGAAATTTGTAAGAGATTAATAGGTGGCAACCTTAAATGCTAATTAAACGCAAACGATAATAACTTTGCATTAGCAGCTTAATCACTGCTTTGAGTTTTGTGGATTGTACTTCGAAACAGAAACAATCCACGCTTTACATTTAATAGAATAAGTGATATATTATATAATATGAACTCAAAAGAATTTACTCAAATAATTAATAACATAGTCAAAGAGAAAAGACCTATTTCTTATCTGGATGCTGTAGTATGGTATTGTGAAGAACATAAGATTGAAATAGAAACTACTTCAAGACTAATATCAAAATCTCTCAAAGAACGAATCAAAGCAGAGGCTTTAAATGCCAATATGCTGAAGATTAAGAAAGGTGGTACTCTACCTGTATGAATGGCTTAGAAATGTTATATCATATGTTATTTGTAGAACCAGAAAATGCTTTATGGGGATTGATTACGATAGGTGTAATATTTGCTTTATTAAGCATTGTATTGGATTATGGTTATGATGAGACTAGGGATAAACATTAATGTATGGCGGATTTGATGTGTATAAAATATACTTGGGTGTCAAACTCCACTTTACAACAGATAGTTATGATTATATAAAATATGGAGGTAAAAGTAATGCTAAATTGGATACGTTCACTAAAAGAAAAGATAGATATTTTTTTCATAAGTTATCTAAGCGATATAATGAACGAGATATTTTGGATTATTTTGTTGCTAATTTTGTTCTTAATGGTGATAGTTGGATAGGTGATTTAATTACAAATGAAAGTGTTGAAAATTTTACCAAGTACAGAAAATATAATGAATCTTTTAAGTATCATTTTCGGGACGATTGTGTTCGGATTAATGATGATTTTATCTCTAAGCGTATTCGGTTTGATGATGGTTTTGGCGTACCTAATGGACAACATCCTAGAATGCTACGATTACTTATACAAAGGAAAATTAACTTCCAAACCGCCATATATCTCAACAAACATTTGTCGTTTTTTAAAAATTGGGATAAAGAAATTAATGAAAAGGTTGTATGGCCTAAAATCTCTGGTACAATGAAGAGATTAACACCGTTCTTGAATTTTAATATGACAGAGGCGAAAATAATAATGAAAGATGTTTTTTTAAATGAGTGAGATTAAACCGATTACAGAGAAACTAGACGAAAAGATTAAGAAGTTGAATAGTAGTAGAGTATTCAAAAAGATAACACCAAAAGGTGATTTATCTTGGTATATTAAGTGGGTTGCAAGCTCATTTTTAATTGTTGGTATGATGTTGGCGTCTGTTAATTTATTTCCATATAATATTATGGTTGCAAGTGTCGGTGTACTTGGTTGGTTGATTGTAGGAATGTTATGGCACGATAGAGCATTGATTGTTCTTAATGCAGTATCATTAGCAATCTATTTAATGGGTGTAATAGGACACTATGTACAATGAGAGTATTCTGTATAGGCAATGGTGAATCAAGAGTTGGTTTTGATTTAGAAAGATTAAGAGTATTAGGAACTATTGTTGGTTGTAATGCTCTTCACAGAGATTTTACACCAGATGTAATATGTGCTGTTGACCACGGCGTAATGCACGAAATTTACCATAGTGGTATTTGTAATCATATTCAAGGTTATTTTAGAGATTGGACCAAGATACCTGAAAAGATGTATAAAATGGTTGTTGAAGGTAATGTATCTAGTAAAGATATTGATTTAATCAGAAAAGAAGGCGTACTGACAGAAAACAATAAAGGTCTATCTAAAGAGTTTGTATTTCACGGCTCAAAACTAGAGGGTGTGGCACACATTATCAAGAAGAATAAAGAAGTAATTGAAAAGAATATTAGCACAGGTCAAATTAAAGTATCTTGGATACATCCAACTAAAGATAGAACCACAAGTTTAACAGATATAATGTATGGTAAAGATAAGGGGTGGGCAACAGGTCCATCTAGTGGTTATGTTGCTTGTCATTTAGGTGCAACAGAGGTATTTTTATTAGGTCACGATTTACAATCAACTAAACCAACAGTTAATAATATCTACAAAGGCACAAAACATTATGTCGCCAAAGAGAATGGTCCTACTCCACACGTAAATTGGGTAAATCAATGGTTGACATTATTCAAAGAGAATCCAGATGTCACATTTTACAAAGTAAATAGAGATTTGAACTTAAAAGATAATGTTAATAACCACGTAGATGAATGGGCAGGTACACCAAATTTATTCTATGTTGACTATTCCAGCATTGACAATTTAGAGAAAGTTTGATATATTGTTATATATGATGATAAGAATACTTACAAATATGATTGAACTAATGAATAGATACAGAGATTATCTTATTGAAAAGTCAATACCAAAAAAAGTATCAGCAAAACAATGGGCTGATGGTTATAAAAAATATTTAAAAGAAAATAAAATAAAGGAATAGAATGTACGAAGGATTTAAAATACCAAAAGTCACGTTTAGAGTAAGAGAAGGTGATGAGGTTGAAACAGATGGTGGCTGTGCTATTGGTGGTCAATGGACAAATTTAACAACAGATAATATCTTTAAAAAGAAGAGAGTTGTTTTGTTCAGTTTACCTGGTGCATTTACACCTACTTGTTCGTCTGAGCAACTACCAAGCTTTGAAGAACATTATGACAGAATCACGAAGTTTGCCATTGACGAAGTTTATTGTATTTCAGTAAATGATTCGTTTGTGATGAACGCTTGGTCACAACATATGGGAATTGAAAAAGTCAAAATGATACCAGATGGTTCAGGAAACTTTACTAGATTTATGGGTATGTTGATTGGTAAAAACCATTTAGGTTTTGGCAATAGAAGTTGGAGATATATGGCTGTTATTAATAATGGTGTTGTCGAGAAGTTTTGGCAAGAAGCAGGAATTAATAACGAGGGTAAAGATGATGACCCCTATGTAGAGTCAACACCAGAGAATGTAATGGAATATTTGCGAAAGAGTGAGTAAAACTATTATAAATACTAATGAGGCCGATAAAACAGGTCACACAAATACAACGAACATATTAAATACAAAGGAGATATAATATGGATTTTGAAAGCTTAAAATCAAGTGCTAGCAACTTTGATAAAATTACAAAGGCGTTAGAACAATCAAGCGAAAAACCAGAGACCTCTGGTAATTCTAAAAACAAATACCAAGACGAAAGAATTTGGAAACCTGAACTAGATAAAACTGGTAATGGTTATGCTGTTCTACGTTTCTTACCTGCTACAAGTGGTGAAGAAATGCCTTGGCAAAGAGTATGGTCACACGCATTCCAAGACAAAGGCGGTTGGTTTATTGAAAACTCTTTAACTACATTGAATCAAAAGGATCCGGTTAGTGAAGAGAACACTAGACTATGGAATACTGGTGTAGATAGTGACAAAGAAATTGCTCGTAAGAGAAAAAGAAAATTGTCATACTATGCTAACGTTCTTATTGTTAGTGACCCGAAACATCCAGAGAACGAAGGCCAAGTTAAGTTGTTCAAGTTTGGTAAGAAAATCTTTGATAAGATTACCGAAGCAATGCAACCGGCGTTTGAAGATGAAACACCAATCAACCCATTTGACTTTTGGAAAGGTGCAAACTTTAAACTGAAAATCAGAAAAGTTGATGGCTATTGGAATTACGACAAGTCTGAATTTGAAGGTGTTAGCCAAATCAAAGAGAGTGATGAAGACATCAAATCTATTTGGTCTAAGCAATACCCTCTAAACCCTTTTGTTGACCCTAGTAATTTTAAGACCTATGATGAACTCAAAGAGAAACTGAATAGGGTAATTATGGGACAACGAAACACAGAGACAGTAGAAAATGTTGACCTCCCACCACATACTACAACATCTGTGCCTAGTGGAAGTGATGTTAAATCTACGCCAGCTAGTGATGAGGACGATACATTGTCCTACTTTAGTAAATTAGCAGACGAAGATTAAACAAATCTCTCTCAAATCACAACTACGACCCTTAGCGAGAAATCGCTAGGGGTTTTCTTATAAATAGTGGTATGGTAAATATATTTAATCCACTTGTTGACTTACAAGGAAATCAGTTTAAATCTGCTTCTTGGTACCGTAATGCAGCTTCATTAATATCAGACAGAGCAACGTCTAGTAAATTAATGAAAGATGGCAAATTACTAGGTAGACCAAGTGCCGGCAGAATGGCCTTGTTTGCATATGACCCAAAAACAAAAGCAAAACTACCGTTCTATGACGTATTTCCGTTAGTATTACCTATTGACACATTTAGAGGTGGGTTTATAGGTTTAAACTTTCACTATTTGCCTTATGGTGTTAGATATAAATTATTAGACCAATTACAACAGTTTGCTACCAATACTAAATATGACCAGTCAACTAGACTACAAGTCACGTATGACGCAGTAAAGAATATTGGTATGATTAAACCAGCAATTAAAAAATACCTTTGGCGTTATGTACGAAGTAATTTTTTAAGAGTTGATGTAGATGAAATGGCTATTGCAATTTATTTACCAGTAGCACAATTTAAAAAGGCAAGTCTTGGTCAAGTATTTGCTGATAGTAGGAGAAAAATCTAATGGCAATTTTACGTGGGGGCAGACGAATTGGTAATTATGATATTAGAATAGGTTTACCTAGAGATAGGTCACTTGATAATGTCAATGGTGATGAAAGATTAGGTAGAAAACCAGGTGGTAATAAAGAGTCCACTATTAACAGATTCATTGCAACAGTAAACGAAGGTGAAGGTCTAGCAAGACCAAATAGATTTTTAGTCTTATTAAATCCACCTGCAAGAAAAGATTTAACACAAGAAGAACTATTAGCAAGTGAACACGGTGGTGGTACTGCCGGTGGCAATAACGATTTAGAGTCAATCAATATGACTAGAAACGTTGCTATGATGTGTGATAAGGTTACAATGCCGAGCAGAGACCTACAAACAGCTGCTAACTTGACATATGGACCAAAAAGAGAAATGCCTTATGCATATGGTTTTACAGGTTCGGTAGAAATGTCATTCTATGGTGACAAGTTTTTAAGACAAAGAATGTTCTTTGAAAATTGGCAGAAAAAGGTTTTTGATTTCACTACACACAATATGAATTACTATGATACATATGTTGGTAGTATAGACATATTACAATTAGGTCAGTATGAAGCAGCTATGGATAAAGATAGAGTGACATACGGAGTTAGATTGCACGAATGTTATCCTCAAACTATATCAGGTATTGAATATAATTATGGTTCAAATGACCAAGGTGTTAGTGTACCAATTACTATGAACTTTAGAAGATGGACTAACTTGACACTTGACCAAATTGAGGGTGCAACAGTAGGTTCATCATTTGGTGATGTACCAACTATTAAAGCTGGTAAAGATTTTGGATTATTTGGTGGCGTATTATCCAAATTGCCTCCTGAAATAAGAAGAGCAGGACGTGATGTATTAAATGCTACGAAGAGAAATCTACCAATTGGTAGAGTTACCGGTGGAAGAGTATTTCCACCATTTTTATAATTAATAAGGAGATAATATTATGGCATTGCCTATATTAGAAACAGCGAAGTTTGAGTTGACGTTACCATCAACAGACGTTGCAGTTAGCTTTAGACCCTTTCAGGTGAAAGAAGAAAAAGTTTTATTGCAGGCTCTTGAATCGCAAGACCAGAAGCAGACAATACAAGCATTAAAGGATATTATTAAAGTTTGTACATTTGGTGCTTTAAATGTTGATGAACTACCGACATTTGATTTAGAATATGTATTTTTACAAATTCGTTCAAAGTCAGTTGGTGAAATTGCAAAACTAAAGATTTTGTGTCCAGACGATAAGAAAACATATGTTGATGTAGAAGTTGATATTTCTAAAATTGATGTACACGTTGATGACAAACACAGTAATAAGATTATGGTAGATGAAGATAAGAATATTGGTATTATTATGAAATATCCTACTATCAATTCTATTGACCCTACTAAAGATTATTCAAAAGGTGCAGACAGTAATGTATTATTTGATATGATTTCAAAAGGTATCTATCAGGTGTTTGAAGGTGAAAAAACACATCTTGCGTCTGACTATACTAAAGAAGATTTAGACAAATTCGTAGAGAGTATGTCTAGTGTTGCATTTAAGAAGATACAATTGTTTTATGAAACAATGCCAAAGTTAAGACATAGCTTTGAAGTTGTAAACCCTAAAACAGACGTTAAGAGTGAAATAACGTTGTCAGGACTAACCGATTTTTTCGGATAGCCCTCTCACACGACACACTTCAAAATCATTATGAAGTGAATTTTGCTTTAATGCAACATCATAAATATTCTTTAACAGAGTTAGGGAGTATGCTGCCTTGGGAGAGGGAAATATATGTTAATCTTTTGATTGCTTATATTAAAGAAGAACAAGAAAAACAAAGAGAGAGAAACAACAAATGATAGAAGAAATGAAAACAAATTTTATTGACAAAGTAAAATGGTTATGGTGGTTTTTAAAAGAAGAACTACCTCAATTCTTATCAAACTGGAGAACAGTACCTAGACTAATGATGGTTTTATATGGATTAGTATTCTATGAAACTATGACTTGGTTTATGGCTTTAGACGCTCCTAACAACGCTCAAGCAGGTTTTGTATCTGTTGTCGTTGGTGCTGGCGCAGCCTGGTTTGGTTTATATGTTAATGGTAAATCATCAAACATACAAAAAAAGTAGTAAAGAGAAAAGAAAATGCCTGATAGCGAAACAAAAGACGCAATACAATCAACAGCCCTTGCTGTAGTAGAATCACAACAGAAAGTTGTTGGTGGTGCTTTAGTAGGAGGTGGTGCTTCTGTATTATCTACAAGTACAGATAGCTCTACACAAATACTTGAACAGTTAAGAGATTTACAAATCAAAGCTGTGAGAGGTATTAAAGAGGTTGCTAATAAATTAGGTGATATGTTAACGTTTGACAAAGACGCTTCAAGAAGAGAACGTGAACAAGCTAATGAACTTGCAAAAGAAAATACAGGTGATGAGTTAGCAACTGGTTCTGCTGGTATAGAAGTACCTGAAGATGACGTAAAAGAAGGCAGAGGCAAACTACAAGCAATAGGTTCTTTCTTTGCTGGTTTACCTGGTGTTGGTTTCATATCAAAGATATTTAAACCAATCTTAGCATTCTTTAGTAAATCAGGATTTCTTGTTAAAGTTTTTGGTAGATTTGGACCTCTTGGTGCGTTTATATTAGGTGCAACATTATTATACAAATATGCAGATGAGATAGCACAAGCATTAGCACCGGCATTAGACAAGATTAAAGCTTTATATGTTAAATTAAAACCTGCTATTGATGTATTGATGTCAATTGGTGATTTCTTAATCAAAGGTATTATTAAAGGTATTGGTGAAGCAATATCATTTGTTATTGGTATAGTAGAGGGATTTATAGATGGTTTTATAAAACTATTTACAGGTGACTTTACGGGTGGTTTAAGTCAAATATTTGAAAGTATTGTAAAAGCAATATTTGCTGTGCCATTAATGATTGTAAATTTCTTAAAACCATTGTTTATGGACCTAGTTAATCTGATTGCTGAACCTTGGAATAATATGGTTAATTCAGTACACGAATATATTGGTAACTTGTTTACATCTATTTCAGACTTCTTTTTTGGTATGATAGATAGTGTGACTGGTTTCTTCTCATTCCATTATAATGCAGCTAAAGAAAATATCTCAAATGATATTAATAGTATGATAACTTTTGTAAGTGATATATTTACATCTATCAAAGACGCATTTTCAAATGCCTATAATAGTGTATTGTCATTTGTAATGGGAATACCAGACCAAATTATGGGGTTTGTAAGTAATATGTTTGAGCCAATTACATCATTCTTTTCAGGTATCAAAAACTCTATCGTAAATGTTATCAATGGTATATTAGACAGTTTACCATTACCTGATTTTCTAAAAGATAAAGTGAAGATGAAAAAAGATACAACAGCACCTGATATAACATCTACTGCTAAAGAAAGTTTACCAAAAGAAAAAAAATCTTTAAACCAGTATTTAAAAGAGAACGAAAAAGAAATTAAAGATTACGCAGAGGCAAGAGGTTTACCATTAGACTTGAAGATGACTTATTTGGCACATCAACAAGCACCAGATAAAAAACCTACGATATACTTTGGTAGTCCTGCTTATTCGGATATGATGAGTTTGGATAATCTAGCTGAAAATACAAAATTGATTAAATCTGGTGATAGAAATACAGCTGCTCAAGACATAAAGGCTAGAGAAACGGCACCTAAACTTGAAGCAAGTAAAATTAAACCTATTGCTAATGGTCAAGCGCCAGTCACTAATATTGTAAATCAGACAAACGCACCTGTTCAAACAAATGTGGCTTCTAATAGTACACACGCAGGTAAATTAGATACAAGCGTAGACCCTTATCACGATAGACACGCTTTCGCAGCTACTTAATATTTACCTAAATCTTTTTCTGTAATTAGTTTGAATTTAAGACCATTGTCAGAGCAATAAGATTCTGCTGCTGACCATTTTGCCTTGTTCTTGATATACTCTAAACTCTCACGCATATAAGATTTGGTCTTCTTCTTGGGGGTTTTTGGTTTATCACATTGACGATAAGGTTTAATCTCAATCATAAACTTTTCATTATTACTTGTCTTAATGATGAAATCTGGAAAGTATCTATGAAATCTTTTTGTAAGAGGGTTATAATATCTAATTGCTAATTCTTCACTAGCCCAAAATGATATGTCTTCATTTAAATCACAATAACGCATAAACCGTCTCTCCAATAAAGAACGATATACAATACCTGTGTGGTCGCCTACGTATTTCTTGGGGTGGGTGGGTTTATATAACCCTTTATAACTCTTTGCCATAATGTACCTATAATCTATATAAATATTGATAAAGGTATTTATATGGCATTCACAAAGTTAAAAAACGCAATCAGTAACCTATCTACACCGTTCTTAGCAAATACGATTAATCATTTTGCTTCACAAGACACGGCACAGTCAGCTGGTAAGATGGCTGCTCAATTGCAGAAAAAATCACCATTCAATATTGATAGTGCGCCAAGTCAACAACTGATAGAAAATCCATTATCATTCAGTCCTGTACAATATCCATTAGACCTTGGTAATACAGAATTAGGACACTATATGATATTTGAATCAGGTTTTATAGGTTACAGTCCTCAAAAATCATCTTTACTTGGTGGTCAAGGTAAACCAGGTAAGAAAATTACATCAAAAGTTTCAGACAAATCTATTACAACATCTGCTATTGCATTGTATATGCCAAAAACTATTAAGGCAAGTTATACACAAGACTATGGTGCCGAAGAAACTGGTGTTGCAGGAGATATAGAGGCGGCTTTGGGTAAAGGTCTTTCTACTGATTCAAGTGCAGACCAAATTAAATCATTTTTAAGTGCAGGTACAAATTCAGCATTGAAAACAGGTAAGACTATGTTAGGCTCAGCAGTACAATTAGCAGGCCTAGGTGACCCTATAAAATTTATTATGAAAAGAAGTGGAACTGCCATTAATCCTAGAAATGAATTATTTTATAATGGACCTGGTATGAGACAATTTACATACACATTTGATTTTTGGCCTAGAAATATGAAAGAGGCAGAGGCAGTAAGTGACATTATACAAATATTCAAATACAATTCATCACCAGCATTAAATGGTCAATCAGGTTCTTTATTTGGAATACCAAACTATTTTAGAATTAGTTATATGTACAAAGGTGATGTCAATACAAATCTAAATCAAATATCTGCTTGTTATTGTACAGGTGTAGATGTTGATTATGCTCCTGATGGACAACCTAGTTTCTTTCCTGATGGTCAACCTGTTCACACACAGTTAACAGTAGCATTTAGTGAAGACAGAGTATTAAGTAAATCAGACATTAAGGATGGTGCATAATGCAATACTTTAATGAATTTCCTACAATCAAATATAATATAACAGGTGTCAATGGTGACACAAAAGATATTACTGATATATGGAGAAGAGTAAAAGTAAAAAGTAAGATTGCTAATAACCTTGCTCTCTATGATAGTTTTGATGTACCTGAAGGAGATTCACCTGAAACAGTTGCATACAAAGTATATGGTAGTACAGATTATTTTTGGGTTGTATGTTTATTAAATAATGTAGTCAACAGATTTTACGACTGGCCATTAGATGAGTACAATTTTCAACAATATGTTGCTGACAAATACGATAACGTAGAGGCAATACACCATTATGAGATTACACAAAAAAGTGGTAAACAAAAAGGTGATGGACCTAGTGACTACTCACATAAGATAGAATGTAATAGTGATGAGGCAGGTGCCGGCGCAGTATCAAATATAGAATACGAAAGAAGAGAACAAGATAAGAAGAGGCAGATTAAACTATTAACACCAGGATATTTAAATAGTTTTATTGATGAATTTAGAAATTTAATTAGATTGTAATGATATGGCACAAAACGATAGAGATACATTTGACAAAGTTGGTCAATATAACCTTGAAGAAATAGCTATCTTATCTTATCAGTTTGATAAAGAAGAATCTTTACCAAGAAAACTTGATATAAAAGGTATTCTATACAACTTTGAAATCGCTGAAGACATTATGACCAACAACGTGGTTGGTAGTGCGATTGTATATGATATGCAAGATATAAGAACTATGTTGCCTATTACAGGTCTTGAAAGACTTTCTTTAAAATTTAATTCACCAGGCACACCAGGTTATGACTTTACCGAAGTCAATGGTATTCCCTTACAAATCTATAAGATAGACAATGTAAGAAGAGACCCCGATACCGACAAGGCACAACTGTATCAGATATTCTTTTGTTCGCCTGAAATGTATCGTAATTCTATTACCAAAATTAGTAAGGCATACACAGGACCAGTAGAAAATGGTGTTGCTGATATATTACGTAATTACCTGAAGTCAGAGAAACCATTTTACTTTGAGCCCACAGCAACAAATTCTAAAATTGTAATACCTAATTTAAATCCTTATCAAGCAATAC